TGGACATACCCGGAGGAGAGCCATTCCTGTCGGCCACCGCGGTGCAGAAAGATCTCCTGCAGAAGATCCGGGAATCTGGGCGTGCCCCAGAAGTATCCCTGCACTACACCACCAACGCGACCATCTTTCCCGATGACTCCTGGTGGGAGATCTGGCAGGACTTCCGGGAGATCGATCTGCAGTTAAGCATCGATGGTGTGGGCGATAGGTTTGAATACATACGTTTTCCGGCCAAGTGGCAGGAAGTGTTGGCCAACATCCAGCGATATCAGGCCGAGGCGCAGAACCGCCATAACGTCAGGCTCAGCGTGAGCCATACAGTGAGCGCCTACAACATCTTCTATCTTCCAGAGTTCGTGGCCTGGTGCCGCGAGCAAGGACTCCCAGAGCCCTGGATGGGTCGCGTGCATCATCCTGTGTATCAGAGGCCCACGGTCTGGGGTGCCGATGCCCGCGGATATATCATCGATCACTTGGCACAGAGCCAGGAACCCTTGATGTCGGGCTGGATATCCCTGCTGACCACAGAAGATGATTCACAACATTGGCCGCAATTCAAAGACATCGCGTCTCGCTTGGATCAGATACGTGAACGGGATTTCGCCAAGACTTTTCCGGAGATGCGGGGGTTCTATGAAAAAGAGATCTGAGTTTCCGGTCTATGCCCTGCTGGAAAAGAAGAGCAAGTTCTTCTGTCCGGCCAAGTGGAATGAACTGTTCCTGTATCTCAATCACGGCAACACCAACAGTTGCCATCATCCTTTGCCGCACCGCATACCTGAAGAACTCCTAGCAGATCCTTTCGTACTGCACAACACGCCGCACAAGCTCGAGATGCAACGCTTGATGATGGCGGGGCAGCGGCCGCAAGAGTGTCATATGTGCTGGCATGTAGAGGATCTTGGTCCTGATGTGGTCAGCGATCGCATACTCAAGAGCCAGCATGCCTGGGCAGACACCATACAGGACCTCCAGGTAGATCCGCACCATGTGCCCAAGTTCATCGAAGTGGTGTTCGACAATTACTGCAATCTGTCCTGCAGTTATTGTGATTCCGGCCAGAGCTCGACCTGGGCCACCAAGATCACACAAGCACCTTTGTATCTCAAGACCGACCACCGGGATCTCTACAACAAAGTACACATCGAGCCCGGCAAGACCAAGCAGAACTATTACGAGGCTTGGCTGCGTTGGTGGGCAGAGATCGGTGACCAAGTGCAGTACCTCCGCATCAGCGGCGGCGAGCCTTTGCTCAGCGTGAACTTCTGGCAGTGGATCGAGCAGTTCGACCGTGACAAGTTCCAGCATCTGCGTTTCAGCATCAATTCCAATCTCAGCATGCCAGGCAAGTGGGTGGATCGGCTGATCGATCACAGCACCAAGTTCCGAGAGATCACCATCGCCGCCAGCATCGATGCCACTGGCCCTGTGGCCGAGTATGCCCGGCAGGGATTGAAGTATCAGCAGTTCCTGGACAACATAGAGAACTGGTGTGTCAACACCGAGGATCACTGTGTGATCTATCTGCAGAGCACAGTCAACATCCTGAACATCTGGGGACTGCTGGACAAGTTTGAACTGGCCTTAGAACTCCGGTCCCGCTGGCCCAACAAGGTCCGCGGATCCTATTCTACTTTGGTAAGGATGCCTGAATTCCAGTCCGTCAATCTTTTGCCCAGAGATCTCAAACAAGGTCTTGCCCAAAAGATCCAGTCATGGCTGGACCGGCGCCGCGCAGCCTTGACCCAAGATGAGCAGATCTACCTGGAAAAGACCTGCGCTTATCTCCTGGGCAGTCCAGAATCCATGGTAGATCTCAAAACAGAAGATCTCCAGGTAGATTTCAAGAAGTTTTTGCTGTATTATAATCAGAGTTCCGTCCGGGATTTCCGGACTGTGTATCCTCGAGAATTCATACAATGGATCGATTCCATACCCGATGAGATCAGCTACTCTAACAATCACTGATGAAGTCAATGTCAAGATATCCGGCCTAGAGCTGGATGTCCGGCGTGCGCTCGTCAACCGGTTCAAATATGATGTACCCTATGCACGTTATCTCCCGGCAGTGAGACTGGGACGCTGGGATGGCAAAGTGTCATTCTTCAATCTCGGTGGCAGCACCTATGTGAACCTCCTGCCTGAGATCCTGCCCGTCCTGGAAGAGTATGATTATGATGTGGAACTGGATGACCGGCGCGAGTATCGCACGCAGTTTGATTTCACACCAGTACAGGCCGATACTTTCGCTGAGTATGCCTGGCCCAAAGGCCATCCACAGGCCGGAGAACCAGTGTCGCTGCGGGACTATCAGATAGAGATAGTCAACAACTTCTTGGCTAATCCCCAGTGCATCCAGGAAGTAGCCACGGGCGCAGGCAAGACAGTGATGACCGCGGCGCTGAGCCATGCTGTGACGCCCTATGGTCGTAGCATAGTGATAGTGCCCAACAAGAGCCTCGTGACGCAGACTGAAAAAGACTACGTGAATCTTGGCTTGGACACTGGTGTGTTCTTTGGAGACAGGAAAGAGTTTGGCCGCCAGCACACTATCTGCACCTGGCAGAGCCTGAACGTGTTGCTGAAGAATACCAAGAATCAATCAGCGGACATCACCATCGGTGAATTCCTGGAGGACGTAGTGTGCGTGATCGTGGACGAAGTACACATGGCCAAAGCCGACGCACTGAAAACCCTGCTCACGGGAGTGATGAGCCAAGTACCCATACGGTGGGGACTCACTGGTACGGTGCCCAAAGAAGATTTCGAGTTTCAGGCCATACACGTGAGCCTGGGCCCTGTGGTATCAAGATTGGCAGCAGCCGAACTACAGGACCGTGGCGTGCTGGCCCAGTGCCACGTGAACATCGTGCAACTGGTAGATCACGTGGAATATAACAACTATCAGAGCGAACTTAAATATCTCCTGGAAGAGTCCGGGCGCTTGGATACGATGGCTGGGCTCATACGTGAAGTCAACCGGACTGGCAACACCCTGGTGCTGGTAGATCGCATCACTGCCGGGCAAGAGCTAGTCAACAGACTAGACAACGCGGTATTCATAAGCGGCGCTACAAAGGCCGGAGAAAGGCAAGATCATTATGACGAAGTGGCGGAGGCAACAGACAAGATCATTGTCGCTACTTACGGTGTGGCTGCCGTTGGTATTAACATTCCCCGTATTTTTAATCTGGTGCTTGTTGAGCCTGGTAAAAGTTTTGTTCGAGTTATCCAGTCAATTGGTCGTGGGATCCGTAAAGCGGAAGATAAAGACTTTGTCCAGATATGGGATATTACATCGACTTGCAAATTCGCGAAAAGGCATCTGACCAAGCGCAAAGCCTACTACAAAGAAGCCAAGTATCCTTTCACTCATGAAAAACTGGAGTGGATGACCTGATGGGGAATCTTTTCCGGGCGACCGAAAATCTCATTGATTCTATAGAACCCACAGATGTGTTCGTGGAGATAGGCAGTGCCCGCGGCGGAGAAGGGTCCACGCACTACTTCGCCGATCTCGCCCAGCGCCGTGGTACTGTGCTGCATTCCGTGGACATCGACGATCGCCAGCACATATTCCGCTACATACCCAATGTCATTGGTCATCGAGCACCCGGCAGTGAATGGGCCCGCGATGTGTTTCCTGGTCTAGGAAAAACTATCGCATGCCTGTACCTTGACAACTATGACTACAATTACTGGATCGGAAACGAAACACAGTTCGTGCAGGATCAAAAAGCAGAATATCTAGAAAAGCACAATCTGGTCATGACTAACCAAGAATGTGTGATAGAGCATCTGCGCCAGATCACGCATCTGCTGCCTTACATGAGCCCAAACAGCGTGGTGATCTGCGACGACACTTATCTCTACAATGATTGTTGGGTAGGCAAATGCGCGGCCGTGGTGCCATACCTGATGATCAATGGCTTCCGGATAGTTAAAATCGAGCACATTGAAGGCTCGAGCTATGGTGTGATATTGACAAATTCCAATCGTGATACTATACTGTAACCATGAGAATACTGACACTAGATAATACGCCCTACGAACTTGATACCCTGCCCGAAGAAGTCGAGGACATGCGATTTGCTATCCTGGACAATTCGGATCCAGCCAATCCTGACTATCACTACATACCTTTGATCTTCCTGGAGAGCTTTAACGCTCCGGCCCTGGTCCTGCGTGTGGGCGAACACACTGTGCGCATGCCGGTAGACTGGCAAGTGTTGATCGGGGAACCCGACCTCGGAGATCTGGAGATGTTGCCCCTGACATCGATCAATGACCGCGGGTTCAAAGTATTCCAATTCAATCCCTTGACGTCATTCCGTCCCAGCTTCCTTGACATCGAGATCGTGGACGTCTATCATGAAGTGAGCTGGTATGCACCCAAGCTCAAGAACGGTCAGATGCTGTGCGTGCCATTGGGCCCAGGTCCTGAGCCCGAGTGCATCTATTTCGTCAAGGATATCTCCCGCAACTGCGAGATAGTGGACTACAACAAAGCCTGGTGATGCCAAGCAACAGAAACTTCGTGGTCTGTGGCGACAGTTGGTTCAGCACCGATTCGGACTACGCGGGTTGTAGTTTTGGCGAAGTCATCGCCCAGCGGCATGACCTAGAACTGATCAGCCTGGCCAGGGGAGGCTGCAGCAACTTTGCCATCGCCCTCCAGGTCAATCGTGCCATAGAACTGAGACCCGACTTCGTCATAGTGGGCTGCACTACCTGGGATCGCATCGAAGTGCCCAACATCGCTTCCGACATCACAGATCGCAGTTTCATGAACTGGTTTGATTGGCCGCGCCGCGCCGAGGCCCAGGGCAAGTACCAACAGTCTCAGGGCCTGCTGAACATCCGTTATTCGGATGCCATCTCAGAGATGAGCTCCCAGTACAGCCGACCCGAGCTGGAAACAGTGATCAGCGAAAGCATCAACAACCTGATCTGGGAAAACAGATACGGTCTAGGCCCAGACATCCTGGAAGCACTCAAACAATATATCTTGCACATCTACGACAGCAACACCAAACAACAGATCGACTGCTGGTGCATGAGCGATGCGGCCCGGAGATTAGAGCGTTCTGGCATACCGTTCTTGATGTATGTTGAACCTTTGTTCAATCATGATTTCATCGATGATATCACTTGGTTGGATCCGCGGCGGCTCGTGATGTATAGCGATTTCAGTTATAATAAGTATCAGCACGGTGATGCGGTGTTCCATCTATCCCCCAGTGATGCCCAGGATTTTGCCGGACATTGGGAACAACGGCTGATCCGGGAAGGACTACTCAGTGGATAAACTCTCGATACAGAACGAAATGGCGCAGTTTGATCGCAAGAATCGCCATTTCTATGACAGCCTCACTGACGAGGAACGCAAGAAATTCTCAAACTATCTCATGATACGCTGGGGTTCCGCAGTGCAAGGATCTAGAGAACTGCAAGAGTTCTATGTGATCTCCACCAATGAACGATTGAACAAACATTTCTTCAACGTCAATCGACACCCACGGCTGCAATGGCTCATGGCCACTGCAGTGAGTCCGGGCATGGGCACACAGCGGCACCAGTGGATCGCTCCCAAGAAAAAGGACGCGGCCAACAACGAAGTCAAGAAAGCCCTGATGGATCTCTATCCCACGATGAAGATGGCAGACATAGAGACCCTATCCAAGATCATCGACAAGAAAGAACTGCGCGAGCATCTCCGTGACCGTGGACACACCGACTGATTTCACTTGCCGTTACTGCCAAAAATCTTTCCGGCAAGAAAGCACCCTGGCCGTGCATGTTTGCGAGCCCAAGCGCCGCTATCAGGAGCGAGACGAAGTGGGAGTGCAGATAGGCCTGCAGAGCTATCTGCGTTTCTATGAGATCACCCAGGGATCGGCCCGACTAAAGACCTTTGACGACTTTGCCAAGAGTCCCTATTATCGTGCGTTCGTCAAGTATGGTCGGTACTGCGTGAGCATCCGCGCTATCAACATAACGAGATTCACTGAATGGCTGCTGAAGAACAACAAAAAGATAGATCATTGGTGCAGAGACTCGCTCTATACCGAGTATCTAGTCGAGTATATCCGGCACGAAGCACTGTCAGATGCTCTGTCCCGGACCCTGGAACAAGGCATCGCCTGGGCCGAAGAGACCGGCAATCCTGATCGTGACTATCTAAGGTATGGCAACAGCAACGCTATCTGCTATGCCATCACCACAGGGCGTGTGAGTCCCTGGGTACTGTACAACTGTGATTCCGGGCAGGAGTTTTTGAGCAACCTCAACCCCGAGCAATTGGCCATGATATGGCCCATGATCGACGCGGACTTTTGGCAGCGCCGCATGCGAGACTACGCGGCCGACACAGAATACGCCAAAGAAATGTTGGCCAAGGCAGGATGGTGATGAGCGCAGATATTGACATCGATTTCGCTGATCGCGACAGCATACTGAAACTGATAAGGCACACCGCGGCCCGCCAAGACACCGATGGTCGCCCTCGCCGGCACAATTCAGGAGTGTATGTGACCGACATACCCTATGATCCTGTTTTGGAATGCGCGGCCATTGACTATGATCAAGCCGAACGGCGAGGATACTTCAAGATAGACTTCTTGAACATGAGTGTGTATCAGCTGATCCGTGATCCTGATCACTATCAGGAAATGCTGGATCGGGAACCATCTTGGGATCGGCTATGGCAAGACCCTGCCTGGGCCAGCCAACTGGTACACGTGGGCAACTACACCGCCCTGCTGGCTTCTATGCGCCCGGATTCCATCCCCAGGATGGCTGCTTTTATCTCGATCATCCGACCAGGCAAGGCGCATCTGCAGGATCAACCCTGGGATCAGGTGTTCGCTTCGGTGTGGGACGGGGACGATAGCCAGGGCTACACTTTCAAGAAAAGCCACAGCATTTCTTATGCCCGGCTGGTGGCCCTGCACATGAATCTCTTGGATTAGGTCATTTTACGGACCAGGGTGATGCTCTTGCGTTTGCTCTTTTTGCGCATGATATCACTGAGACTGCACACAGGTCCGTGTACGATTTCTAGGTCTTTGTTGCTGAAAGTACGTAGATAGGGGCGGAAGATGTCCCATTCCCCACGCAGGAAGATATTGATGGGTATGCTGCGATTGCTTTCCCACCACCAAGCATTGGCTAGATCCAAGAATCTATGCCGCATGGTGGGTTCTTGTATGTTTCCGTAGTCGTAGATGGTAGTGATCAAGTCATCGCGGTTCTGTATGATGCCCACGTATTCTGTGCCGGCATGGATGCACAGGGTGATGAAGGGATATTTCTCCGCTAGCCTCGAAAAGATGTTATCTACCATACGGCATATTTACCGAAGTGATTTCATGCGGTAAATAAGGTACAATGTACTCTACGCCTGTTTACCTATATCAGCAGATCCAGCCGGTGTTACTGGTAGACATCAGCGGCAGTTATTTTAATGCGAGGTGGAATCCTGTGTATGCTAAAAGCCTAAAACTAAATCTCGGAGTGGACAATGTGATCTTGTTCCAGTTCCAGAATCAAGATCAGAAACCAGTCAATATCACAGGGGCCACTTTTACATTCCGCATCATCAGCCAAAACGGCAACAATCTGCTGTATGCCAAAGAAATGACCATACTCAATGCCGCGCTGGGTCGTGCCCGCGTACTGATCACCCAGGCTGAAACTTTGAATTTCCAAGCACAGCCCGCTTCCTGGAGTTTAGAAATGACTTCGGGTATACTGAACCAGGCCGTGCTCACCGACGACTATACCGGTGCCCGCGGGGACATAGACATCGTGGACTCAGTGTTTCCCACTTTTATGCCCAGCCAAGAGCTCACCATCCCCAACCAATCTCCGCAGGCCAATGTCTACTACACATCTACTCTGACCACCGAAGGCAGCCGCCTGACCACTTTCCAGATCGATACCGGGAACCTGTCGGGCAACGTGCAGGCCCAGGGCTCCAGTGATGCCACTGCACAGACTGTGCTGTGGTATGACATCGACTTTGAAGATCTCCGGACCGGCAACGTGGTCAGCAACATCACTTTCTCCGGTAGCACCGAGCGCATAGGCATCAATGTCGAGGGATTCCATCCCTATATCCGCCTGGCGTTCCTTAAAAACAACGGCAACGTCGACTCTATACTGTATAGATGAAGTTCAAAAAAATCGTAGGTTTTGGGGACTCCTGGATGTACGGGGACGAACTATTGGATCCCGTGCTGGCGGCCTCTGATCCCGAAGCTCATCCTTGCTGGGAACAGAACACCCGGTATCGCGAACAGCATTGTTTCCTGGGCTTGCTGGGCCAACACTATGGCGTGCCCACAGAGAACTTTGGCATACCTGGTGGTAGCCTGGACAGCACCATGTGGACCTATCAATGGTGGGTGCAGCGAGAATCCGAACCCAATCATTGCCTGGTGGTGGTGTTCCTGACCGAGAGCAATCGTTTCTCCCTTTACAATCCCAATCATGTACACTACAGCAATGATCCCGCTTGGAACAAGTTCGTACACAGCACCTGGGTGCATTTTGGTAGTTCGGTCATAGGACCTGACTTCACTGATGTGATCAAACGCTACATCGTGCTGACCGATTCTCCAGGTCTGGATGCCTTGAGATATCACCAGGCCCTACTGTTCTTTGATGGCCAGCAGGCCCGGGTCGGCATGCCCATGATAATGATGAACACCATGCCAGCACCCAAGGATTCTCCCACTGTGCCTACTCTATTGCACCCAGACTTTGCCTGGACCATATACTTCCGCAATCACCCCGGAAACCAAAACAGAGAACTGATCATGCCCGGAGGACACCCCAATGAGCTCGGGCACGAACTTATCCGCGACCGGTTGATCATAGAAATAGATAGTGTTACAATATCTGGGTGATCGATATACTCAGTTATTTGCCGTCTAAAAAGAAAAGCACTAGTTCTGGTTGGGTGAGCTTCAATGCCCCGTGCTGTGTGAACAACGGAGAATCAGCAGACCGACGTCAGCGCGGTGGCATCAAGGCCACCGATCAAGGCTGGAGTTATCACTGCTTCAACTGTGGTTTCACTGCCAGCTTCATCCTGGGCCGCAATCTCAGTTTCAAGGCACGTCGGCTACTGACATGGATGAATGTGCCCCAAGAAGAGATCGAGCGCATCAATCTCGAAAGCCTGCGCCATCGCAGCATACAGGGCATCTTGGATGATCGCCAGCGCACAGCCAATGTGGTACAAGGTATCCAGTTTGAGGATCGAGAACTGCCAGAGACTTTCGTGATCATCGACCAACACACTCCTGTACATTATCAATATCTCCGCGATCGTTGTGTGCCCGAGGACTATCCCTGCGGGATGGAATCAGGCTTGCCCGATGACAAATTTTCACGCCGGCCGGGAGTGATCATACCTTTTACCTGGGATGGTCGCATAGTGGGGCATACCACGAGGTTCCTCGATGACAAGAATCCCCGATACATCCACGACATGCAGCCGGGCTATGTGTTTGGCACGGACATGCAACGGCCCGACTGGCAGCATGCGATCGTGGTGGAAGGTGTGTTTGATGCGCTGAGTATCGCAGGTCTGGCAGTGCTGCATGCCGAGATCAATGATGCGCAGGTGCGCCTGATACGCAGCCTGGGCCGTGAGATCACTGTGGTGCCAGATCAAGACGAAGCCGGCATGAAACTGGTGGACCGTGCCCTGGAACTGGGTTGGGCAGTGAGCATGCCTGTATGGCCCACGGACATCAAAGATGTCAACGATGCGGTGAAGCGTTTTGGTCGGCTGGCGACCTTGATACATATATTCCAAGCCCGAGAAACCAGTAAAATAAAGATAGAACTAAGGAAGAAGAATCTTGTTAAAAGACTACGGAGTTGACGTACAGCGATTATTCTTGGAGATGATGCTGCAGGACGCACAGAGCTATGTGCGTGTGCAGAACATCTTCAATCCTGAGAACTTTGATCGCAATCTGCGTGCTGCCGCTGAGTTCATCAAAGAGCACTGTGATCGCCACAAGACCATGCCAGATCGTGCGCAGGTATCTGCGGCCACGGCAGTAAAACTAGAACACATACCAGATCTCAACGAAGGGCACTTTGATTGGTTCCTGGAAGAGTTTGAAGGATTCACACGCCGGCAAGAACTGGAGCGTGCGATCCTTAAGTCGGCGGATCTCTTGGAAAAAGGTAACTTTGATCCCGTGGAAAAACTGATCAAAGATGCTGTGCAGATTTCCCTGACCAAAGACATGGGCACAGATTACTTTGATGATCCGCGTGCTCGACTCATGGCCCTAAAGAGCAACAACGGGCAGAACTCCACGGGTTGGCCCGCCTTGGACAAACTGTTGTATGGTGGTTTCAATCGCGGCGAGCTCCAGATATTCGCGGGCGGGTCGGGCTCGGGTAAATCGTTGTTCATGCAGAATTTGGCAGTGAACTGGGCCCAGGCCGGACTCAACGGCGTGTACATCACGCTAGAACTTAGTGAGGGGCTGTGCAGTTATCGCATAGACTCC